GTTGCTGTGCCATTCTCTTGGGTAACTGTGAAGCTGGTAAACACTGTATCTTCTTGGGGAACCAAAGCGTCATAACTAACGCCCGTAACTGTTGCCGCCCCATGACGAACAAACCCGTCGTAACCTGCAACTATATCAATTGAAGCTTCTGCCATAATGTATGCAATTTACAAAAGCCCCACCGCCAACTCGTTAACAAATTAAACGCTGCTAATAATATACCACTGGGCGCCGTCGCTTATAATTGTCTTGCTTCCATATTGCGAATTGATCGTGGTACTACTGGAGCCGTTTATATTATACGACCCGCCGCTAATTGTAACAACGTGGGCAGTTGCTGTCTTGATAAAATAGTATTTCTTGCCCTTGCTCTCGGTTGCGTTTGGCAGGTTTACTACAACATTGCCATCCGTAGTATTGCAAATAATAAGCTCGTAGCCGTTTGTAATTGTGTGCGTGCCGTTGGTGTAAACCACAGAAGCGTTGTGCTCTTGGATGTGCCAGTCTAGCACCTCGGTGCTGTCTTTGTATTCCAGCATAACCTCCCAGCGTGTATTTAGTGTGGGCTGTGCAGTCGGTGCGCCATCTGCATAGTTTACCAGGTGCTCAACTAAGCGATCAGGTATAGCACTCGTTTCTAGATTTAGTTTTGTAATGGCAAATTCGTGATAGTTCAAACGCTCATTTACAACACGCTCGCCTGTTCGTGGCGTATACTCGCCACTACCGCCTCCAGTTGCTAGAGTGTAATCAGGTGCAAGTGCCAGCCATTCACCATTCCAACTTTCAGAACGTGGGTAAAATGTACCACCGTTAAATAACCACTTGGCAGAATCAAAGCTCAGCGATTTGATGGCAGATAAAGTGCCTGCATCATGCCAAGTTCCCTGTATAACTGGCACAAACTTATTGTACATTCCACCAATGCGACGCCCCAAAATTGTGCTGAGATCGTCATGGATTGCAGAAGCGTAGCCACTGTACCAATCAGAACTTACAACGTATGTCGTGCCGTTATTAACGTAGATCGTGCCAAACCCAAACGGCCCCTCCCCGTCATAATATGCGGGCTTCAATTCCACTAGCTGGCTGTTGCCACTTGCACCCGTTACGCTGACTGTCTGCTTTGTAGTGTGTGCGAAGTCGGGATTTTCAATAGATCCCCAAGGCTGTGCCGCTGTGATTGTTCCCCAAAATTCGACCTGCGTAGTTCCGCTAGTTGCCCAATTGTTAGGCGCTACAAACATACCTTGCTCGGCCTCTATGTAATAGTCAACAAATAAACGCGTGTAACCGCTCGGCACTTGTGGCATCACAAAGTCCATGACGTGGCTGTTCCAATTGTTGCGTGCATTAGTAACGGTTAATTCTTGAGTCTGCCATACTGGAGTGGCAACTGTATTGTAGGCGTTCGTAATTGGGCTGTATTGTGAAACCGTACCGCCAGAGTTTTTAACGTAAATTCTGTAATAAAATAAATAACGCTGGTAACGCTTGGCGCTGCTTGTGCTCAATGCTACAAAAGAGTCGTCCATCCATTTGCAAAGCATGCGCACCCGTGTAGGTTTGCTCGCTGCTATTGTCTTGTCAACAATTGACAACTCAATGCTGTTAACGTCTATGCCTTTGCGTAATACAAAAATAGCGTTTTGCCTTTCCTCGATTACATCAACGGCCCTAACAGGTGGCTGATAAGTTATAGTTGGTTTGGCTTCCCACTGTGGCCTCACATTGGCGGCGAGCGTAACGGCGTGCGCAGTGCTGCCAGTGCTTTGAAAAGTTCCCGCAGTGTTATAGATGCGCGTTGTTAAATTGGTAGCGTTGTAAGCGTCATCTGGCAGAATCCAAAACGCCCCGCTTTCCAAAGTAATGCGGCTGCCGTAAATGCTAAGCACTTGCTCGATGGCCTGCTTGCATGTGATCAAATCTATATTTGTAGTGGCTTCGTAAATGTCCGTAGTATCGATAAATTGAACATCACCGAATGGGTCGAAGCCATTGTAAAAAGTAAGCAGGTTAAACTTGGTATTTGCTAGGCCTTTGTTGGATGCCTGGGCGGTGTCGTACATCGTAACCCCATCGCGCAAATAAGTGCTCGCTCCAAGGTAGGTCCAGTAATCGTCAAGACCGCAATACTCCAAAGACTTGCGAATAATATCTAAACCCGTGGCCAAAGAATCAGTAAACCAGTCGGGGTCCACATTGAAACCTTCGAGCAAGTTTAAAGAATCCACAGCAACCAAATCAAACACGGGCGCCCCGTTTATGCTTTCGCGTAGATAGTCTGCCTGATCTGCAATTACTCGGCCTACATAGTACAGCGCACTGGCTCTATAAACCACTATTGCAAATTTGCTTTCCTCGTTATTTGCTATATCAATAAAGGCATTGCGCACAGTATCGTTAGGCATGAGCCAATTTGTACTTACACGGCTAGGCCTAGCGTAATTGTTATAATAAGTATCGCCTTGACCTTGGCGCTCAATGCTGAAACCATTGCCGGCTAATGTCAACTCAGTACCTCCAGTAGACGAACCGCTTGCGCCATCCCACAACTCAACCCTGTACTCTATATTTTCGATGCTCAGAAATGAGCCGTAGTAGATTCTTGCCATTATCCGCGTTTGCTGTCTTTGTTATATCGTTCCAAAATAATAGCGAGATCACGCCCCTGGATGGATGTGCTTGCTACAAATCCGCTTTTTTCGTTTGTGTTCAGCATGCCCTTAAGCTTGTCAAGTGGTGCAATTACTTCAGGGTTACTGCTTGCGCCCGGGTATTCACCAACAAGGCCCAACGTAGGCCCGCTAACAATACCACCCTCAGCGAATGCTGTAGCTTGTGGCCCTTGGTTAAGCATGTTAGTAATCAGAGCAGATCCAGCAACCAACGCAACACCCGCAGCAGCTGCTGCTATCGGATTCTTAAGAATGAAATCTTTGAACGCCTTAGAAGCCGTGGCCGTTGCAATCAATGCCGTACCAAATGAGCGCATAAATTTAGCAACTGCCTTGATCATGTTTTTGCCGAAGTCCTCAAAACTATTAATTTGCCCCGACATAATACCGCCCAACATATCGCCAAAACTAGACAAGCCTTCAACAGTCAAATTGTCAAACGCCTGGTTAACTCCCTGCATGGCCTCTGTCATTCGCTCTTGATAAGCTTCTGCGTCCAATGCTTGCCGTAATTCAGATGCGCGAATCTCTCTCTCGGCTTCTGTCATTGCCTTACTAGTAGACTGGATAGGTCCACTAATTGGCTTAGGGTTTAGCTTTGGCGTTGCTTTGTCTATGCCTGCGCGATCAATGGCAAAATAACTACTTACTCGCTCCTGCCCTTCCCGTTCTATTTTGGCCTGCTCTTCGTTAAACTTTCTTAACTTGGCTAAACGCTTATTTTGTAGAGCCTGTTGCTTTTGCAACATGTCCGCATCGTGGGCATCCTTTTTCGCCTTTTCCTCTGCGTTATAATTATCGCGCTCAATGTTTAAAACTTTTAAGGCCGCTTTAGTATCGTCAATTATTTTGCCCCAATTCTCTTTGTTATTTTTTCCAAAGTTTGCCCGGGCTTTTTGTAGGGTGATATTTAGATTTTGTTCTTGCTTAGCAAATGCGCCTAACTTATCGCCTTTCGCTTCTAAGATTTTAATATCATTTTCGTTTTTGGCAATTGTCTTATCCAGCGTATTGTTTAAACTTTTTAGCGCTGCATCCGCTGGAAAAATTGCATCCTTTAATTTGTCAAAGTTTGCAACTAGTGCGCCAATTCCTGCAACAACAACACCGATACCTATAGACATCAACGCCGTTCTAAATGCTAATGTAGCACCCGTTGCGCCTGCCGTTACGCTTGTATATACTCTGTTGGCCAATGCGAGCACGCCCGTTTTGGTTGCGTTCTCATCCAACAAAACGCTTTGAATTGCTTGCACTCCATTGACCAAAGCAATAGCGCCCTGCAGTTTTACCATGGTTTTCTGTAGGTCCTCATTCTCAACGCCTGCCAATGCAAGCGCTCCCTCTACCGCACCGAATGCCCCAGCAATTGCTTGCACACCGCCCAACACCGCATCCAGTTTTCGCGTATCGCTCGAGAAATAGGAAACCTCAGCCCGTGCGTCACCTATAGAATCTTTAATTCTACCCGCTTCACGTATTATATCATTGGCTACATTTTGGAACTCTGGACCCAACGCCCTGGCTTCCATTGCTAAATTGGTCAACTGCCTAACAGTTCCCGCTGTCGGATTCTTTGTTGCAATAGCCGCTAACTTCTCCTCGATGCTCTTTGCACTCTTCGCCACGTCGGCAGACATTTCACCGCCCGCCTTTTTGATTACTGAAATCGCATCATTAAAGCCCTGTCTGAGCTTCTCAATGTTTGCGCCAATTACTATATTTAACGACCTTGCCATTATCTTGTATAGTTAATTATAAAGTCCTGAGCAACGTGGTAAATTCCCGCAAATCCTGCCTCATCCTCTGCCAATTGCACCTCGCCATCGAATTCTATCGCCTGGCAGTATACTGAATTAAAAGTACCCGGCAAACTTACCGCCTCCAATGCTGTGCGCACCGCTGAGGCTACCGCTGTCGCATCGGCAAACGTAGTGCCAAAGCTACTCACTTGCACCCGTGCAAAGTCTGTACGGCTGTGGCTAGTATTCGTGGGACTGGCAATAACGCTAACTAAGTTGTAAGCGATTGCAGGAAATGCCGACTCTTGCGGTATACGTATGGGGTTTATTCTGCTGCTAACTAAGGCCGTGAGCGCTGAGTTGTTGCTGAGAATGTTATAAACTATTTTTATGGGTGCGCTCATGCCTTGGCGTCTGGGGTTAACTTATCAAAGACATGCGAATATAACCTAAGCGCTTCGTGAATAGACAAAAACTCGGGCTCTTCCCATGGAAATGTTAACAGCCTTTTGGGTTCTATGGGTTTCTTTAGATGGGGCGCCATACCCGTAGCAACTGCCCAGCGTGTAATTTCCCACTGGTTTCTATAGGCTTGCGTCTGCGCTTCACGCATGCCCTCCAATTTCAAACGCCAAAAGCGTGGGGTGCATTTCCAAAACTCAGATTCAGATAGTCCCAATTCGCCGTAACTGATGCGCTCAATTTTGCGCCAAGTTAGCGGGGCGCTGTCGCCCTTGGCGTTTACTTTCCCTCTGGCTCGTCTGTACTAAAAAAGTCTGTAACGGCTGCAGTGAAACCATCCAATGCAGGGCTCAACTCTGTAAAC